GCTGGTATCGGCATGATGGTTAAGAGCGTTCTCGATTTAGGCGGAAAGCTAAACGATCTTTCGATTGAGGCAGGAATGACTACGGATTCGTTCCAAGGATTGGCGTATGCTAATCTTCAAAATGGATTGGCATTTGAGCAAACTGCAAAAGCTGCTGAAAATCTTCGTTCTAAAATACAAGATGCGGTCTCTGGAAATGAGGCGGCGATCAAATCATTTGAAGCACTTAATTTAACCGGAGAAGGTTTGCGTGCGCTATCTATCGACAAGCAATGGGAAGTTATAGCCATCAGCTTGGCAAACGCTACGGATAAACAAGCGGCATATAATGCTATTGCTGACATTTTTGGAGCTAAGATTGGCCCAAAGATGAAAGAGACTCTGAGTCAAATTGCTGCTGTTGGATTTGATGAAATCAGCAAAGGATTTGATTCGATCAAATTAACGGACAGAGAAATCAAAAACATTGATCGGGCTGGAGATAGTTTTCAAGTAATGTTTGCCAAGGTTAAAGCTGGTGCTGCATCAGCATTTGTTGGAGCGCAAAATTATTTAGAAAAGTTTCTAACTGAAATGGAACGATCCAGAATGAGGATTCGGCCAGAAGGACTTTTGATAGGCCCAATGCTTCAAGAAGGTACGCCAACTCCAACCGTAAAAGCAATTTCCGAAGAAGATAAGTCTGCAATGGAGGCTGCAAAAATAGATGCAGAAGCTGCAAAGTTTGCTGTTGAGCACGCTAAAACCGCCGACGTTTCTGAAGATAGAACTTCTAGAATGATGAGGGCTTCGAATGATTTACAGGCAATCAGGAACGCAAATCTGCAAAAGTATGAGCAAACAATTTCTTCTATACGCAGTCCGCTTCAAATCTACATGGAGGAAATTGAAAGAATTACTAAACTAGAAGAAACTCAAGGAATGACTGCAGAAAATGCAGCAAAAGCTTTGGGTGTTGCTGGCGCAGCATACGCATCTGCTGCTGGTGATGCTGAAGATATGGCATCACGAATACTTGCTGCAAATGAAAATGCTAATAAGGCAATTCCTGCAATGTCGCAACTTGCGATAATGAGCGAAAATGCTGGAAGCATAATTGCACAAGGTTTTGAGGACGCAATTTTAAGCGGTGAAAAATTACAAAATGTTCTAAAAGCAGTAGGACGTGATTTGCTTAGATTGGTATTTCAGCAAACTATCACGCAACCTCTCGCCGCAGGAATCTCTGGTGCGTTACAAGGAATGTTCCGCGCAAACGGTGGCCCAGTATCCGCGAACAGTCCTTACGTCGTCGGAGAACGCGGCCCAGAACTATTCGTGCCGCGCGCCAGCGGCTCTATCGTTTCCAACTCCAACATGAACCAAGGTGGCGGCTCCGCTGGCCCTTCGATCAATGTGAACTACAACATTGCCGCTGGCGTCACGCGCAATGAACTTGGCCCGATCTTGGAACAAGAACGTCGCCGCCTTAAAGCCGAGATTCCTGATATGGTTCGACGTGGTGGCGCGTATCGTTCAGCCTTCGCCTAATCCTCATGGCTATCTCCTATCCACTCACGCCGCCCGCTGCGCTTGAAGCCTCGCGCCTATCAATGACTGGGATGAGCGCGATCTCGCGCAACATCTCACCGTTCACGATGCAGGTGCAGCAATACAACTGGAGCGGCCAAGGCTGGCTCGGCACCGTCGATTGCCCACCAATGACGCGCGCCGCGGCAGAACAGGTCGTGTCGTTTCTGCTCATGGCCCAGCGCGGCACGTTCTATTTTCAAGACTTCGCTAATCCGACGCCACGCGGCAACGTGACCGGCACGCTCACTGTGTCCTCGGCTACGGCCAACGGAACGACGCTAGGCATCAGCGGCGCGAGTGGGCAATTCGCCGTCGGCGACTGGCTGCAAATCTCGACCTCGCTTTACAAGGTCGTGCAATCTAACTCGTCCTCGTCGGTTGATCTATATCCAGTTTTGCGTTCATCATACGCAGCCGGAACAGCGATCACATATAACAACGCCAAGGGCGTGTTTCGTCTTACAGATACTTCTACGCAGTGGAGCATCGACACGGCCAAGTTCTACGGCGTTTCGTTTAACGTGATGGAGGACGTCGCGCAATGAGCATCACGACCGCAGGACGTTCTCTCAGCAACGACATGACGACGCAGGTCAGCGCGTCGCAACTCTCTCCGATCATTCTCGCGTCGCTTGCTTTTCAGACTCCGCTCAATCTTTGGAGCGGTTACGGCACGATCACTTATAGCGGCACAGGCTATCTCGGCATTGGCACGCTCGGCACGATCTCGCCAGTCGAGGAGACGACCGACCTTGCTGCCCGTGGTATCTCGATGCAGTTGTCAGGCGTGCCGACCGCTTTGATTGCCGTAGCTCTTACCGAGAACTACCAAGGCAAGGCTTGCTCGATCATGTTTGGCGCGCTCGATTCCAGCGGCTCGCTTGTCTCGACTCCGATCACGATCTTTTCTGGTCGCATGGATGTCATGTCGATTAACGATGACGGACAAAACGCGACCATTGGCATGACTGCCGAAAATAAGCTCGTGGATTTTCGGCGTCCGCGCGAGGTTCGTTACACCGACGAGGAGCAGAAGAACCTTTACCCGCTAGACAAGGGCTTGGAGTTCGTGAACTCGATTCAAGAAAAACAAATTTATTGGGGCAACGCAAAACTCGCAGCTCCAGTTGATGATAACAGTGGTGGAAATTACGGCCCGACAACTTACGATTAACGATGCCGACTCGCTGTGAAAACTGGCCCGAAACTCTCGCCGCCTACATCGACCGCAAACGCAACGAGCCTTTCGCTTGGGGCGTGAACGATTGCTGTTTGTTCGGTGCTGACTGGATTCAGCTTTGCACCGGACTCGACCCAGCGGCGACCTTGCGCGGCACTTATGACCGTGCGCTTTCTGGCGTGCGCGTGCTGGAAAAAAACGGTGGGCTGATCGGAACTATTCAAATGCAAATGGAGCCGCTAGGATTCAAAGCAATCGGCCAAGGATTTGCTGCGCGCGGCGACATTGTAATTTTCGACACAGGAAATGGAGACTCTGCTGGAATAAACCTCGGAAATCATTCGGCGTTTGTTTCTAAAAACGGTCTGATCTTTGCACCAAACGCAGAGATTAAAAATTCAATCTGCTGGAAAATCTAAACTACAATGGCTGAATCAATCGCAATTTGGCTTTTCACTGCTTATGCTACTGCCACTGGCACCACAGTTGTTGTCAGCGCAACGACTTTAGCGTTCGTTACTGGCGTTGTAACTTTCGTTGCGGTCACCGCGGCTTCAATGGCCGCATCAAAACTACTGGCTCCAAAGCCTCCAAGTTTTTCTGACTCATCATTAACTAATCGCTCTCAGATGGTGCGCTCTCCGATTTCGGCGCGCAACATGGTTTATGGTCGTTGTCGCGTTTCTGGAACCATCGTTTATTTGTCCACGACCGGAAGCAAAAATGAATGGCTTCACATTGTTGTTACGTTGGCAGGCCACGAGATCGAAGAAATCGAGGAGGTGTATTTTAACGACGAACTCGTTCCGCTCGTCAGTAATACTCCGACCGGATTCTACAACGGCGTTGCACGCGTGAATAAGCATCTTGGCGAGTCCTATCAGACGGTTGATACTGATTTAAGAGACGAAACAAGCACACTGACGGATGGAAAATGGACTGATAATCATCGTCTTCGCGGCATCGCTTACCTATACGTCCGCCTAACTTGGGACACCGAGAAATTTCCAAGCGGTATTCCGAACATCTCGGCGGTCATCAAAGGCAAAAAGGTTTACGACCCGCGCACGACGACGACGGTTTACTCGGCAAACGCCGCGCTGTGCTTACGCGACTATCTCACCGACTCGGCGCTCGGCATGGGATTAACCTCTGCCGAAGTGGACGACACCGCGATCACCGCAGCCGCGAACATCTGCGACGAGCAAGTGCAGATTCTTCCGCTCTCTCCGACGACCTACGAAAACCGCTACGAGGCGAACGGCGTCATCGCCACGAGTGCGTCGCCCGACGAGAACATCGGCAAGCTGCTCTCAGCGATGGGCGGACTCATCGCGTACTCCGGAGGCAAGGTCGTTCCTTACGCTGGCGGCTATCGCATCCCAACGGTGACGTTTACCGAAAAGCACTTCGTCGGCCCGCTAAACATCCAGACGCGCACGAGCGCGCGCGACCGCGTAAACTCGGTGAAAGGCGTTTACGTCAGCGAAGGCAACGGCTGGCAAGTGTCGGACTTTCCGACGATCTCGTCGGCGACCTACGTCACGAACGACAACAACACGCGCTATTACCGCGACGTTGTGCTGCCGTTCACGACCTCGTCATCCTGCGCTCAACGCTTGGCCGTCATCGAGCTGCGCCGCGCGCGCGAAGAAATCACATTCACCGCCCGCTTTCGTCTTGAAGCGATGCAAGTTCGCGCGGGCGACACGGTCATGATCACCAACGCAAAGCTCGGTTGGTCGTCGAAAGTTTTCGAGGTGATGGAGTGGCACTTTGCGACTGACGGAAATCCTCCGCAGATATACATCGACATGACGCTGCGCGAGACCGCGTCGTCGGTTTATTCGTGGAGTGTTTCAGACGATCAAATTTACGTTCCAGACGCACCCAACACCACGTTGCCGAATCCGTTCACGTTGTCCGCGCCTTCCGCTCTCGCGCTCACCGCAGACGGCACCACGCAATTCATCCAAGCCGACGGCACGGCAATTCCGCGCATTAAAGTAAAGTGGACGCCGCCAGCCGAGGAG